CACTAGCAAACTTTAAACCACCCATTAAAACAAATTCTCCTACAATGTATGTATTAGGAAATGTACTAAATTCCATCATAGTTTGAGAATCTGTAGTAGTTGGAAACGTTCCACTGTAATTGTAAACGTGATTACCTATGTAATTTAATGTGCTGCTTGTCCCCGCTGGGTTTGCGCCGCCTACTGGGTTTCCCCCGCCTAACATAAGTTAAGCCTCTAAGCGAATGTAACGGTAACTGCTGCGTCTACTGTTGCTGCTGTGGTTCCTGCTAGGGATAATTCTACACTGTTTCCAGATTCGACAGATAGATCTGTATCATATTGGACATTGTTTGAGCTAGTACCAGTTGCAGTAGCACCTACAACCATTCCTGCTGCTGTGAAAACTGCATCTCCATTTTTCATTGCATTTCCAGATATCTTACACAATCCAATGGTTTCCTCATTAGCGTCGTTAGACATACTAATTGATACTTGTTTAATTGCGCTTACACCTTGTGGTACTGTGAAACTTGAAGAGACTGAAGCTCCTGCTAAGTTATCCAATGCTGCGAATGATGTGCTTAAGCTCATTCCTGATTCTGATCTTGTTATTACGATTGCCATGTTTATTATTTCCTTATAGTTTAACTCTTAGTGGGCCGAGTTTAGCCAATGTGCCGCTTGCAAACCCTTTACTGGCTACCTTTGCAACTGCTGCTGCGCCTAGTGTGCCGATAATAGCTGATTTGTTAGCTAGTACTGTTCTGCTCATATTGTTAATGCCTTCGGATATTTTACCATCTAAAGCCATTTGTAGTGAACTTGCAAATCCTGTGGATTGCGCTAAAGATAGTGCAGTTCCTGCTTCTATTGCGCTTATGTTAAATGAGCGTCTAGCTCTACGTCTAGGTGCCTTTCTTCTTGCTGCCATATTGCCAAATTAACGTAGGTCTATTTACGGTTTGGATTGTGTATACTATCTAAATCAAGTTCTTTACTAATTGTTTTAGTTAAATCTAAACCACAAACGCTACAATTGAATATTGGATCCGTTAATCCTCTTGCTAATATTGTTTGTTTACAATCACATTTAGGACAGTGCCATTTGTTTTTATCATGCTTTTCACGTACCTTTTGCCGTTCTTTAGATATTAACTTTTCTATTATTACACTGGCTTTTTCGCCAGTCTCATAACATTGTTCTTCTAGCCATGCAATATTCTTTACTGTTATAGTAAATGATTTTGCTACTTTAAATTCTTTTCTTCTGCCCACTTTTATTTCTCCAATATGCTAACGCTTGTGCACAATGTTTACAATACTCTGCACTAGCTCTGCTATTTTTAGGAATGTATTGTTGACACCGATTACAAATCATTATAGCCACTTCTCAATAACGCTATCTTTATTTATTTTATTTGCTAATTGTTCGGGATATGCAATGTCTTCTAATTTATCAAGCGCTCTAAATTTTTGTGGCGACACCCCAAAACTTGCTAATGCTACCAAAGCTCTAACTTCGATTTCTTGCTTTTTTATTTCATTTTGTTTATGTATTTCAAATTGCGACATAGTTCTCAACACATAACACTAAACAAGTTAGTATATAATATTATATTATTTTATAACTAAAGAAAGAAACACAATACAAAAAAAAAAAATAAGACTTCTTACAACTTTAATTAGTTATAGATATCTATTTTAATTATAGTAATATTATTTTATTTTACTACTTATATATTACTTTAACCCTAGTTTTCCGCTCTTTTGAGACTGTTTAGGGGGGGTTTTTTGCTGTTGTTGGGCCAGTAAACCCCCTATTTCTGCCTTGTTTGCGGCATATTCTACTAACATGCTTGTCCAATCTCCGTCTTTAGCTGCTTTCCTTATTCCAGTCATAGGATCTAAATCTTTTGCTTTCTTAGTCATAGCTCCGACAGAACCAAAAAAAGAATCCTGAAAGGTTTGCAATTTATCATGCATACGATCTTCTATTTCTAAAATTACGGCTTGTAAAGCTTCGACTAAAATGTCGTCGCTTTCTTCTGATTGTACCCACGTCGTCCACTTTTGACGACTAAGTTCTGCAATATAGTTGGACAGAAAAAAATAAAAGACTGTCCAAATTACTGCGTATGCTAACAATGTTACTGTGTCTATTTCCATATTATCACTCTTACAAAATAATTGGCAACAAGGGAAAAAGCTATGTGTTGAGACTAAAACTTGTTGCCGTTAATTCTAAAAACTTCTTAACCCTGATAATTGTTTAAGCGCATCAACAATACGTTCAACTAAATCTTCACCAACACCCGTAACGCCTTCGGTTGTAGCAGTTAATATGTCTTTAACCTCATCCTCTGCAAACTCAAAACCCCGTTTGGCTAAAACAGCCAGTACGATAGGAGTGACGACTATAGCGACTGTCTTAACCAACTCACTAGATGCAGGCCCTTCAAAAAAAGCCTCTATGTTTTGATTACTGTTATATTGGTCTATAGCTTTTTGTTGTTCTTTAGTTACTTTTTGTAACTTAAACCCTTCGGGGATAATTGCAAACGGCATTATGGTAAATCCCTTAATTTTTCTTCAATCTGTTCTTCTCTAATAGGTAAACCTACAAATTTTGTAGGGCTATCAGGTAATTCAGGTAATATGTCGGGAGTGTCGGGTTGGTCTACTGTGCGATCTACTATTACTTTAGTTATTGCTAAACCTGCAAGCAAACTTAATGCAGCTCGTAGTTTAGCCATTACATTATTCCTGTTTCTTTTGTTGTAAGATAGACAAGCAACAATCTAACAAGTAACTGTTCCACTGTTCTTGTGTCATTAAGCCACTTCGGGAATTCAATGTGATAGATTTTAGTTGACATTCTATTATTTCATGCGTTTAATTGCACTAGCAATATCAATATTCATATTTGTCAATTTGGTTTTAGTTAATGGTACTAAACTATCAGGATGCCCAAATTTATCAGCAAATAAATCATATGCAATATTGTTTAATTGTTTCATTTTACGTTTTACCTGTGTCTTAGTTAATTTCTTTTTTGGCATTATTGGTATGCCCTCCCAACAAACATAGCTGTTACTGTTTGATTTGCATCAGTATCATTGCCTATAACCTCTAGTTTAATTTTACTATTAGGTTCTAATAACATTGGTAGTTTAACGTCGCCCGTATAATCTGATGCTTGCGGATCTGATTTTAATACAGCAACTATTTCATTGTTTACACTTACTCTAAATACTGAAACTCTACCGTTTGCATCACTAGCAAACTTTAAACCACC